ATGAAAATCAAGCGATTCACCTATTCACTACGCCAACACCCTGGCGGTGGAACCTACCTGCAGTTTGATATCAGACTACAAAACCACCGCGCAAAGATCGGCCTAACCCCTGACGATACCTTCGAGCTATGGATCACCCGCGCAGAAATGCCCACCGTAGTCGCTGATATGGTCGATGAAAGAACCTGGGATGGCCACCGCAAAACAATATTGGCCATGCTGGCCAATCACTTCCAAACACCTTTTTACTGAGCACCGAAAAAGTGCATGAATGCGCATGAAAACGCATAAAAACATCAGCCCTTATAACCGCGTTCCCGCCCAGCAATGGCGCGGCTTGAGTGCCTGCCGCAAGGGTGCATAAAAACCACTGCATTTAGCGCGCGGGCGGGGCGGGGTGACGATGGCGCGGCGTGGGCCAATCAAAATTCAAAATCAATTGAAATAAATAAAGCCGCTTTGAAAAAGCGGCTTAAGAAAATGTGAGTTGATTAAAAAATGTCACTTACGCATCTGCCTTACTGCACGTTGTTGTTCAACGACCCTCTCGGCTGTCGACTTCGCCATGAAGATGTTGCCGTTCACAATATAGTCCTGCAAGGACTCCAGCTCGCTCTGACGATCAGGGTATAGCTCTTCTTCCTGCTCTATTCGTTCACATAATAGCTGGAGATCTGCAGGCAAACCGTGTTCGCGTATTTGCTTTACTGACCGTTGTTGCTCAATGACTCTCTCCGCTGTCGACCTCACCATGAAAGTGTTGCCGTTCACAATATATTCCTGCAAGGACTCCAGATCGCTCTGACGATCTGGATATTGCTCTTCTTCTTGCTCAATTCGTTCGCATAACAGCTGGAGATCTGAGGGCAAGCCCTGCTCTCGCATTTGCTTTCTTGCCCGCTGTTGATCAATGATCCTCTCCGCTGTCGACCGCACCATGAAAGTGTTGCCGTTCACAATATATTCCTGCAAGGACTCCAGATCGCTCTGACGATCTGGATATTGCTCTTCTTCTTGCTCAATTCGTTCGCATAACAGCTGGAGATCTGCGGGCAAGCCCTGCTCCCGCATTTGCTTTATTGCCCGCTGTTGCTCAACGATTCTCTCCGCTGTCGACCTCACCATGAAGGTATTGCCGTTCGCAACATAGTCCTGTAAGGATTCCAGATCGCTCTGACGATCAGGGTATTGCTCTTCTTCTTGCTCAATTCGTTCGCATAACAGCTGGAGATCTGCGGGCAAGCCCTGCTCCCGCATTTGCTTTATTGCCCGCTGTTGCTCAACGATCCTCTCCGCTGTCGACCTCACCATGAAGGTATTGCCGTTCGCAACATAGTCCTGTAGGGATTCCAGATCGCTCTGACGATCAGGGTATTGCTCCTTCTCTATCTCTATACATGAAAGGAGTTGATCAAGCTCTGCAGGTAATTTAGGCATATTGCGGCTAGCCCTTATAGATAATTAAATTTAATTCAATGAATCATACATTTTACTTTATCTCAATTTTATTTTTATTAATTCACATATCATCAAGATCCAACAAATACGGATCGAACCTCACCACCTCTTCCCCCACGTGCTCATTGATCTCTTTGAAGGTGGCCTGCAATGGCTCTAGCTCATTGGCGACATACACCTTGGCGGCTTTTTCAGCGTCGCCAAATCCGGCGGCGTTTTGAGGCACCACGCCCATTAGCTGCGGTGGGATACGGTGCCCGGCCAGCTGGTCGTCGCGGGTGATGTTTTTGATGTTGTAGAACTCGTCTTTGGCCGCGACCTCAGACACCGGGATGATCTGCACGCCGTCCTTTTTGCCCCTGGGTGAGTAAAGGAACAGGTTGCGGAAGTTGCCCGGCCCTTTGCTGTTTTTCAGCGCCTTACGCATATCGTCGATGTCTTTTTGATCGTGGGCCGGGTCGTTGACGTACATGATGAAGCCCGCGTGGCTGCCGTTGAGGTAGTAGCGGCGGCGGAACAAGGTGGCGGATTCGTTAAGCCAGGCGCTTTGCAGGCTGCCGATATAGTCCGGCACCCCATAGATGGTCTGATCAATATCCGGTTCAAGCAGGTGGACGGTACGCCCGGCGGGCAGCTCTACCCGTTCCATGTAGTTGGGTACCCACCAATAGCGGTCATCCTCACCCCGGCGCATATACTTTGCGCCGCGGTGCTGCAGACCCAGCCGCCGCCCTAGCCGCCCGCGCACGTCCTCCAGATAGCCGTTACCAAACACCAGGTAGTCGAGGGCCAGCGAGCTGAAGGTGCGGCGGTTCAGCAGTGGGTGGGGAATAAAGGTTTTCAGCAGAATATTGCGTTTCACCTGCAAAGCGCTGCCGTGGTGGGCGGTGGCCCGGTAGCTCTTGGCCAACACGCTTAGCGGGATCGGCGGCTCGTACCACTCATCCGGCGTTAGCCACACGCCTTCATACCAAACATCGCGCATGCTGGTGACCGGCTCCGGATCGCCAAAAGTAAACGCCTCCATACGGCCGTTGCCGGTGGCCACCACCGGGGCGGTATCGTGTTGAACCTGATACGCAGGCACGCGAATGCGCGGCTTGGCCGCAGCGGTGTTAGTCGTCATCGTCAGAAAACTCCATGATAGAACGGCCAGCGCCTTCACTGGCGGGGCCGTCGAGAGGCTCAAAATGTAGGGCGTGCATGGTGGCCCACGCGAGATCCGCGTGGCCGGTCGCTTTGCAGCGGCCGGAAACATAGGTGAACTGGCGGCCGCTGCCGGTCAGCTCTTTTTTGATTGCCATGAATGAAGCGGCGAGATCCGACCAGCCCGCATCAAACTCCAGCCGGTCTTTGCGCATAATCTGCTGAGCCTGGAGCACCATGCTTGTTTTCAGCGAAACGTCGTAGCGGTAGCGCACCACCGTGGGGAACCACTTCTCGACGTATTCGGCCACCGCGCCGCCGATGCCGGTGGTATCAATGCCGATATGGCCGATGGTGTACTTGTCGCGGAAGGATTCGATAAAGGCGGCCTGATCTTCGTAGTCCTGGCCCTTCAAGCGGTGGCGTTCCAGCACCCGGTGCTTTTCCTCGCTGGAGCGCGCGGGCAATACCACCACCAGACCAGCCCCATCGCCATCTTCGCCGGTACCGGTGGGGTCGTAACCAATCCACACCTCCCGGTCGCCCACCGGTCGCGGGGCAAACGGCCGGTAGTCGTCCCACACTTCCCAGCTATCGACCATGCAGGCTTTCATCACCGCCAGCGGGAAGGCGCTTTGGCTATCATCGACAAAGCCACACATCAACAGGTTGTCGAACTCTTCCGGCGAGTACTCCATGCGCAGCTGATCAAGATCGAACAGATCACAGCCGCCCTCCATGGCATCCAGCACTGTCACGATCTGCCGCCAATGGCCGTCTGGGCACAGCTTGCCGTTCTTCAGCGCGTCATGGCTGACATCAAACTCAGCCCGCTCGGATTTTTTACGCCGCTTGTTAAACAGCTCACCGTTCCAGAACGGATACCCCTCATGGCCAACGCTGGAAGGCGTTGAGAAATACGTCTGCCGCCACTTCTTGTGCATGGCCATGCCGCTGGTGACCTTGCGAAACTCGGCAAAGCGGTGAATCCAGAAGTACTCATCCAGGTACACATCGCCGTGGTAGCCCTGGGCGGTTTTGGAGTTGGTGCCTAGGAAGTGCAGTTCGGCGCCGTTATCCAGAACAATCGGATCGCCTTTAAGCTCCACATCGCACACCTCTTTAACGAACTGCACGATGTAGTTGCGGAAGATATGCGCCTGGGCGCGGCTGGCGGAAAGGAAAATCTTATTGCGCCCGGTTTTGAACGCATCGACGATCGCCTCCCGGGCGAAGTACCAGGTGGCCCCAATCTGGCGGCTTTTGAGAATATTGCGAATGCGGTGCTTCTGGCCCGCTTCCAGCCACACTGCCTGGTATTCAAACAGCGATTCCAGAAACGCCGCGTCCAGCGCCTCGATCTGCTCTTCTTCCAGCGCGTTACGCCGGGGCTTCTTCTTCGGCCCCGCGTTGCGCCGCTCAATATTGGGGTTTAGATCCGCTTCGCGGCCAGTTTCCTGGTACTGACGAATCCTGGCCAGCCGCTCGATCTGCCTACCGAGTAAGTCAATCTCTTTGTAGTGTTTCCCCTCTTTCTCCGGTAGCGCAATGAGCTGCACCATGCGCGCTTCAAGCGTGTGCTCAACGCGCTCGGTCGGCGTGGCATCTTCCCAACGGTCGCGCGCTTTCCAGCTGTGCACCGTGGCCGGTTTCTCACCGATATGCTCAGCAATGCGCGCCACTCGCCAGCCCTGCCAATACAAATGGCGGGCCGTGAGTCGCGGCGTTTCTATCGTGCTTGGGATCGTGTTGAGGGCTGTCGTCGTCATGTCGCCAGCGTACCCGCCGCGCGCGATGCCCACGCCTGCCACGCCTTGTGCTAGCCCGCCCGCACAACGCGCAACCGTTGAGCCAAAACGCATACACGCGGAACCTGAGCCACATCAACCGCCACCCTGCTCAGGAAGCCCAACATGCCCAAGTTCTTTCGTGTCGCCACCGAAGGCGCAACTACCGACGGCCGCGAGATCCAACGCGAATGGATCGAACAGATGGCCGCCAACTACGACCCCAAAAAATACGGCGCCCGCGTCTGGATGGAACACATTCGTGGCATGACGGCCGACAGCGTGTTTAACGCCCTGGGCGATGTGCTGTCAGTGGAAGCCCGCGAAGTCGAAGACGGCAAGCTGGCCCTGTTCGCCGAGATCGACCCCACCGACGAACTCAAAGCCATCAACAAAAAGCGCCAAAAGGTTTACAGCTCCATTGAGGTCAACCCCAAGTTCGGCGATACCGGCCAAGCCTACCTGGAAGGCCTGGCGGTCACCGACTCCCCCGCCTCGCTGGGTACCGAGATGATCAAGTTCAGCCGCGAAGCGGGTAATGCCTCACCGCTGGCCAGCCGCAAGCAACACGCCGACAACCTGTTCAGCGAAGCGGTAGAGATCGAGCTCGACTTCAGCGAAGAGAAGCCACCGGCCGCCGAAGGATTGAAAGCCAAGATCGCCGCCCTGTTCAGCCGCCAGGACACCAAAACCGCCAAAGGCTTTGAAACCTTCCGCACCGAACTGGAAGGCACCTTGGAAGTGGTCGCCGAACACTACAACGCCCTGGCCGATGAACTGGAAGCTCGCCCCACCGCCGACCAGTTCAGCCAGCTGCAAACCGCCCACGACGACCTGAAAAAGCGTTTTGAAGAGCTATACACCCAGCTCGACAACACGCCGGACACCTCACGCCGAGCCCCCGCCACCGGCGGCGATGCTCAGCTAACCGACTGCTAAGCGCGGGCCAGCCAGTAGAAACCAGGGCCACCGCCACCACTTCAAGGAACCCCAATGCGCAACGATACCCGTAAAGCCTTTAACGCCTTCAAAACTCGCTTAGCCCAGCTAAACGGCGTCGACAACACTGGCGAGCAGTTCAACGTCGAGCCAAGCGTCCAGCAAACGCTGGAAAGCAAGATGCAGGAAACCAGCGCCTTCCTGGGTCAAATCAACGTTATTGGCGTGGATGAGATCAAAGGCCAGAAAGTCGGCCTGGGCGTCTCCGGCCCCATCGCCGGGCGCACCAACGTCGACGAAAAAGACCGCAGCACCCGCGACGTGACCGAGCTTAGCGATACCACTTACGAATGTGTCAGCACCGAATTCGATACTCACATTCGCTGGGCACAGCTGGACGCCTGGTCACGCTTCCCGGATTTTCAGGCACGTATCCGCAACGCCATCATCAAACGCCAGGCGTTGGATCGCATCATGGTCGGCTTTAACGGCACCAGTGCCGCCGTGGAAACCGACCCCGTTGCTAATCCGCTGCTTCAAGACGTCAACAAGGGCTGGCTGCAGAAGTATCGCGAACACGCCCCCGCCCGCGTACTAAAAGAAGGTAAGACAGCGGGAAAAATTGTTATCGACAAGAGAAAGCTTGAAGACGGCGATGGCAAGGTCATTGGTATAAAGGGCGACTATGCGAATCTGGATGCCTTAGTAACAGATGTGATCAACGAAATGATCGACCCCTGGTACCGGGAAGACACCGCCCTGGTGGCCATCATGGGCCGCAAAATGCTGGCCGACAAATACTTCCCCATGATCCAAGAGTTCGCCGAAACGCCCAGCGAAGCCCGCGACCTGGACATGATGGTCAGCCAAAAGCGCGTCGGTGGCCTGCAAGCCGTGCGCGCCCCCTTCGTGCCCGACGGCTCCCTGCTAGTGACCTCTCTGGACAACCTTTCCCTGTACTGGCAGTTGGGCAGCCGCCGCCGTCATGTCATCGACAACCCCAAGCGCAACCGCATCGAAAACTACGAATCCAGCAACGACGCCTATGTGGTTGAGGATTACGGCTTCGGCTGCCTGGTCGAAAACATCGAATTTGCAGAATAAGGGGAACCGATGAAAAGCCCAGCCCGAAAGCATTTTGAGCAAGTGTCCGCCGCGAAAGCGGCGGGCGCTGCCACCCCCGGCCAACAGCAGGCAGGCGAGCAGTACGAGCTCCACGCCCGCGCGCTCTATGAAGCCACCCGCACGCTGAAAAGCATTAAATCGATCCAGGCCAAAATCGAGAAAAAGCGCGAGCTGCTGCCGGAATTTCTGCCCTACATCGACGGCGTACTAAGCGAAGGCAACGGCGCCAAAGACGATGTGCTGATGACCATGATGGTCTGGTGCATCGACGTGGGGGATTTTGAAAAAGCCCTAGCGATTGGCGCCTATGCCGTGAAACACAACATCGACACCCCCGACCGCTACGCCCGGGACACCGTCAGCATCCTCGCCGAAGAGATCGCTGAAGGCGTCAAAAGCGCCCTGGCCAAGGAAGGTGCCGATGCCGACGCCCTGGCCAACGTCATGGCCCGCGCCGCCGCCATTGTCGATGGCCACGATATGCACGATGAGATCAAAGCCAAGCTACACAAGGCCTATGGCTACGCCCTGCGCGCCGCCGAAGATCCCCAAAGCGCGCTGGCCCAGCTCAAAGAAGCGTTAGCCCTGGATGAACGCATTGGCGTGAAGCAAGACATCCAGCAACTGGAACGCCTGATCAAAAAACAGGGCGACCAGGCCACCGCCTGATCGCCAACCGAGTCGCACCCCGACGGCAAGGGGGCACTGCTGAGCAAGGGCTTTTAGCCTCGCGCAAAGCAGTCCACCCCCTTCTTAAATACGGCAGCCACCATGATCGGATACGGCACCAATTCCCCCAGCCCCACGCTGGAAACCATCATCAACAACGGCTTCTGGCCGGATATCGACCCCAACGACTTCCGCGAAGAGGAGCGCGTGCACAACGTCACGCCGCCGCGCATCCGGCAATCACTGCGCGCCGCCGTGGCCGATGTTAACCGCCAGTTGGCCAACTACCAGCACGCCCACCAGCAGGCGGGCCGCATGGCCTGCGATGCCATACCGCCGGAACCCTGGCAATCGCCCGGTGATATCCAGTTGCTTTACACGCGTGCCGTGTATGCCCAAGCCCAAGCGGATCTTTTGGAGCGCTACCGCGACGCCTCCGCCACCGGCAAAGGCGACGAACGCGGTGAAGCCAAAGACCTGGCCGCCGACGACTATCGCGCCGATGCCCGCTGGGCCATCGCTGAATTAGTCGGCCGCCAACACACCACGGTCGAGCTGATATGAAGCGCGTGGCCCACGCCCACCAGGGCGAAACCCTCGACGCCCTGCTCTACCGCGTCTACGGCAAAACCGCCGATATCACCGAGCAGGCGCTGCAGCTAAACCCACACCTGGTGAATCAGGGGCCAGTCCTGCGCGAAGGCACTCCGGTCACGTTACCGCCACCGCCCGACGCCCGCGCAACCCAACCGCCACTCCAACTTTGGAACTGAGGAGCTCATGAGCCACCCGTATGAAATCACCACTGAGGGCGTCAAAGTCGCCCCGCCGGCCGTCGTCTCGCTGCTGCACATGGGCGGCATGACACCCGCCGACTGGGTCACGGTGCTAACGCTGCTCTACTTGGCGCTGCAAATCGGCTTGCTGCTGCCGCGCTACCTAACCCGCCTACGGGCCTACTGGAGGCGTCGCCGTGAGTCTTAAACGCCGCATGGCCATTGGAGCCACCGCCGGGACGCTCAGCATTGCCACCGCCGTGGTCTCCTACTACGAAGGGTATGAACCCACCGCCTACCGCGACCCGGTCGGCATCGCCACTATCTGCTATGGCCACACCGCCACGGCGCGCATGGGACAAACGCTTAGTCAGGCGCAATGCACCCAACTGCTACAGGCGGATCTAGGCACTGCCTTTGCCGCCGTGGATCGCCGCGCCCAGGTCGAATTGCCGCCGCCCACACGGGCCGCGCTGGCTTCGTTTGTTTACAACGTAGGGGAAGGCGCCTTCGCCCGCTCCACCCTGCTGCGCAAACTCAACGCTGGCGACCTACGCGGCGCCTGCCACGAGCTAAGCCGCTGGGTATACGCCGGGGGCAGGCAGCTAAACGGTCTGATCAAACGCCGCGCCACGGAACGTGAATTGTGCCTGGAAGGCATCAAAGAGGAAGCCACCCCATGAACCGCCTGCTCGCCGCCCTGGCCATTCTGCTGCTGGTGGTGCTGGTCACCTGGGCGCTGTGGCAACGCAGCACCGCTGCGGATGCCCGCGCCGAATTGGCCGAACAGCAGCTGGCTGAATCTCACTACCGGGAACAGAAAAGCCTGGTGATTATCGACGCGCTTTGGGAGAACGCCCGCCGCCTGGAAGCCCAGCGCCGCGCCCTGGCAGAACAGCAGGCCGTACTTAGCCACACCGCCGCCAACCGCCTGGCCACCATTGAGGAACTCCACCGTGAAAATGCCACGCTACGCAATTGGGCCAACACTCGTCTGCCTAGCGCTGTTATCCGGCTGCGCAAGCGCCCCGCCGTCACCGGTGCCCGTGATTACGATCAATCAGTGCGCGACACCCAGCCCCTGCAGCCTGCCCGCGAGTAACCCGCACACCAACGGCGAACTGCACCTGCAGCTGGAGCGCACCGAAGCCGCCTGGGCACAGTGCGCCGCCGAAGTGGATGCCATCATCATTTGCCACCAGGAAGGCTCACAATGATCAAATTACAGCACCTAAGGGCGCATTTAATCGCTAGTGTCCCTAAATTGGCACGTAACCCCGAACAGCTTCACACCTTCGTGAACGACGGCAAGATCAAGTTCGCCAGGGGCCAGAACCTGAGCCACCAATACACCGTCGACGCCCACATCATCATCACCGACTACAGTGGCTCACTCGATACCGTGATGGTGCCGTTGCTCCAGTGGCTCAACAGCTACCAACCAGATCTCGATCCCGACGAAGCCGTCCAGCTGGAAGCCGAGATCCTCAATAACACCAGTTGGGATTTGGCCATCACCGTGCGCCTAACCGAGCGCGTCGTTGCCAAGGTGAATTGTGAAACCGGCCGCATAGACTCAGAACACCGCATGCCGGAATACCCCATTGACGCCTGCCCGGCGAAAAGCTGGCAGCTGTACGTCAAAGGCCCAAGCGATGCAGAACACCAGCTCAAAAGCCAATGGCAAAGCCCAGGCGGCGGCGAATGAGCGACGACCTCCAACAGCTGGAAAGCTGGCTAACGCCGCTGATCAATAAGCTCAGCCCCAAAGAGCGCCGCGTACTGGCAAGGGAAGTCGCGCGGGATCTGCGTATCGCCAACCGCAACCGCATCAAAGCGCAAACCAACCCCGACGGTACGCCCTATGAACCGCGCACCCAACTACGCGGCCGCAGCGGAGCCATCCGCCGCAAAGCGATGTTCACCAAACTGCGCACCGCTAAATACCTCAAGATCAAAACCAACGCCGACGAAGCCTCCGTGGGGTTTATAGGCCACATCAACCGCATCGCCCGCGTACACCACTACGGCCTGCGCGACCGCGTCGAGAAAGGCGGCCCACAACACCAATACGCCCGCCGGGAGCTAGTGGGTATTACCCCGGCCGACAGCGAACGCATCGCCGACAGCGTGCTCAACCACCTCACGCCGCCCACCTAAACACCGTCACTTGTCCTAGCCACCCCGCACAACGCCCGCCGCTACCCATCCGCGCGTAACGCTTCCACCATTGGCGGCATGAACAACGTCGCCGAACTTAAACGCCTTATCGCCAACCTGATTCGCATCGGCACCATCGCCGAGGTGGATTATGGCAATCCCGATGCCGTGCCGCCGGTACCGCCCCGCGTGCGGGTCGATATTGGCGAGATCACCACCGGCTGGCTGCACTGGATCGAAAGCCGCGCGGGTACCACACGCACCTGGTGCCCACCCACTGTCGATGAGCAGGCCATCGTTATTTCTCCCGGTGGGGATCTCAATGCAGGCGTGGTACTTACCGGCCTGTTTCGTGGCCTACACCCCGCCCCCAGCGACAACGGCGACCACTTCCACGCCGTGATGCCCGACGGCGCGGTCATCGACTACCACCACGTTGAGCATCATTTGAAGGTCAATATCCCCGGCGATATCACCATCAACGCCACCGGTGAGATACGCATTACCGCCAGCGGCGATATGCACCTTAAAGGCCGCAACATCTACGAAAACTGAGTTAATAACAACCAGGGGGATGCATGGAATCCAGCACGAGCAGCGAAGGCGCTATCGACTACAGCAGCCACTTTGACCAGATGATTGCCGTCGGCAAACAGATACATGAAGAGCTAACGCTGATTCGTGAAGCGTTTTACACCCAAGCGCCCAAAGAAAGCGGCGTTGAGCCGGAAGGCGAAAAGCCAAGCCTTGGCCTGCTCGTTGAACAGCAGTTCCAGTTGAAGCAGGTGGCCCAGCAGCTGTTTGAGCACGCCACCAATGATCAGCTCGGTATTCATACAAGGCCCAAGCCCCCAGGCGATGGCGGCCTAAGCCGCGCCGCCATGCTTAACGCGCTCAAGCAATCGGAACAGCTCGACAACGTCCGCGTGGAAATGACTAACCCCACGCCGATGCCCTAGGAGAACGCCCATGCCCGCGGCTACCCGCCAAGGCGATATATGTACCGGCCACGGCTCGTGCTCACCACGGCCGTCGGTATCAGGCTCGCCCAATGTGTTTGTGAACCGCATCCCCAGCCACCGGGTGGCCGATGCCTGGGCGCGTCACTGCTCCCATGAATCGGTCTTGGCAGCGGGCTCCAAAACGGTATTCGTCAACGGCCGCCCCAAGGGCCGCGTGAGCGACCCAGTCGCTTGCGGTTCGCTGGTGGCCACCGGCTCGCCCAATGTGTTTGTAGGGGGCTAACCATGGCAGGCATGCGCACCTCAAACGGCCACTTGGTCAGCGGGCTGGCCCATATCCAGCAAAGCATCCGCGACATTCTCACCACGCCCATTGGCACCCGCGTGATGCGCCGGGAGTACGGCTCCTTGCTGCCGGAACTGATCGATCAGCCGCTTAACGACACCACCTTGCTGCAAGCCTACGCCGCCAGCGTGATGGCCATTACCCGCTGGGAGCCCCGGGTGCGGGTGCTGCGCGTTAACCGCCAGTTAGATGCCAGCCAGCACGGCCGCGCCTGGCTGGAAATTGACGCCCAAACCCACGACGGACAGCGCTTCCATGTGGAGGTACCGTTCACATGAGCACCCCCATCGACCTCTCCCAGATCACCCCGCCGGATGTGATTGAGCCGCTGGATTTTGAAGCGCTGCTTAGCGAGCGCAAAGCGCGCCTGTTGGAACTCACCCCCAGCGACGAACGGGAAGAATTAGCCAACACCCTCGCCCTTGAAAGCGAACCGCTCACCAAGCTGCTGCAGGAAAACGCCTACCGTGAACTGCTGCTGCGCGAACGCATCAACGACGCCGCGCGCGCCGTGATGCTGGCCTACGCTGCCGGGGGCGACCTTGACCAAATGGGCGCTAATTTCCAAGTCACCCGCTTGATGCTCGACCCCGGCGACCCCAACGCCGTGCCGCCGGTACCGCCCACGTTTGAGCACGACCGCGACTTTCGCGCCCGTATCCAGCTCGCCTTCGAAGGGCTATCCGTTGCCGGGCCGGTAGGCGCTTACCAATTCCACGCCGCGGCCGCCCACCCCGATGTGCGCGATGTGGCGGTGGAAAGTCCCGAACCGGTGGATGTGGTGCTGACCGTGCTATCGCGCCAAAACGACGGCATCGCCACACCTGAACTGCTCAACACCGTGCGCGACTACCTGGAACCCTTCCGGCCGCTGACCGACCGGCTCACCCTGCAGCCCGCCGACCGGGTCGACTACACCATCAACGCCACGCTGACCCTGCGCCCCGGCCCCGATGCCGAACTGGTGATCGAGGAAGCGCGCCGAGAACTCAACACCTACACCGACGCCCGCTACAAGCTGGGCACCTGGGTGACCCGTTCCGGCATTAGCGCCGCACTTACCGTGCAAGGGGTGGAAAACGTCACCCTGCGCAACTGGCAGGATCTACGCAGCCAACCACACCAAGCGCCCCGCTGCACCGCGATTCACATCACCACGGAGCGGCTGCCATGATCCACCTGTTACCGCCCAACCGTAGCCCGCTGGAAGCCCGCGTTGCCGCCTCGCACCCGCTGGCCCTGTCGGTACCGCTGCGCACGCTATGGAACCCGGCCACCTGCCCGGCGGAGCTGCTGCCGTTTCTGGCCTGGGCGTTTTCGGTGGATGTCTGGGAAGCCGACTGGCCAGAAGCCACCAAGCGCGCCGTGATCGCCGAAAGCTTTGCCGTACACCGCATCAAGGGCACCCGCTTAGCGGTGGAAAAAGCCCTGGCCGCCATGGGCATTAAAGTCACCCTAACCGAATGGTTTGAACAACAGCCCACCACCCGGCCCGGCACCTTCCGCGCCCGGCTGCACCTGAACGATAACCGCGAGATCGCCGACCAGCTCAGCGGCAGCTTTTACCAGCAGATTCACCACGCCATTCAAAGCGCCAAGAACCTGCGCAGCCACTATATGTTCGATCTTTCCGCTGACTTCGGCCCTGGCCGTGTTGGCGTGGCCAGCGCCCAGCGTGCCGCCGGTTTAGCCCGCAACGATGCCCGCCCAACCCAACCGCCACTTGAGATCGCCGCCGACGTGGCCGTGACGTCAATTCATCAGGCCGGTGGATTGACTCGCCGCGCGGCACAGGCAACGGCTGACGCCACGCTTTCACCAGCATGGCTCGCCATTATCAGCGCCTACCGCGGGCTTGCCGTCACTCGTCGGCTCATGGCCAACGCACCCGATACCGACCTGCCTGATTCTGTGGCCCAAGCCAACCTACCGGCGGCATCGCTGTTAGTCGCCGGTGCCTATCGCGGGCTTGCCGTCACTCGTCGGCTTATGGCCAACGCACCCGATACCGTCCTGCCCGATTCTGTGGCCCAGGCCAACCTCCCGGCAGCATCGTTGCTCGTCGCCGGTGCCTGTCGCGGATTTGCCGTTACTCATCACACCATGGAGAGCACCACATGACAGCGCTGGTACCCGTGATTACCACGGCGGGCCTCGCCGCCGTATTCAATGCCGAAAGCGATGGCCTGGCCGCACGTATTACGCATATCGCCATCGGCGACAACGCCCGCAACCCCAGCAAGAACGAATTCAAGCTGGTCAACGAACGCAGGCGGGTCAGCATCGCCGATGGCCAACGCGTCAGCGCCCACCAAATCCACCTCACCGGCGTGGTCGATGGCGATGGCCCCGAGTTCTGGGTGCATGAAGTGGGCTTCTTTCTGGAAGACGGCACCCTGCTCGCGGTCTGGTCTGACACCCAGCCGCTGGCCTACATCTCCAACGCGGTACCGCTGCTGCTGGCATTCGATTTACGCCTGGACGCCCTGCCCGCTGAATCCGTCACCGTGGAAGGCACCGGCGCGAACCTGTCGCTGGCCGCTTGGGGCGAACAGTACACCGCCAACGCGGCGGCCATCGTCGACAACATGGCACGCCAGGTGGATCTGCTGTTCCGCGTGAATGAGTTAGAGAAACGCCCATGAACACCCAGGCCCCCACGCTTTCCCTGGTCGCCGGTACCACCTACCGCTTTAGCGCGACCTGGGCCAGCGACGCCCCCAACGCCGCGCCGGTAGATCTCACCGGCTGCGAAGCGAGTTTCGTGGTGGCCACCACCCAGGGCGCCCCGCTGCTCAGCTGTGAAACCGGTAACGGCATTGAGCTGGCCCCCGAGCAAGGCGGCATCAATGTGCATATCCGCCCCGCGCAAACGGCGGGCGCCGTATCACCTGAGTGGTCAGGTGCCCGCTATGAACTGCGCGTCACCTTCCCAAACGGCGACGTATTCAGCCTGCTGCGCGGCCACTTCCAGCTAACGCCGGGGGTACTTCATGAGTAATGCCACTCGCTTAACCGTCCAAATGCCCGCGCGCTCGGTAACCGTGCACCTACCCGCACCGCCGCGCTTTCAGGTTATCAGCCACGGCACCCAAGGCCCGCCCGGCACGCTCTCGCCGGAGATCCTCGCCCAAGTGGAGGAAGCCCGCCACGCCACCCAGCAGCTCGGCAGCATGATGGCCGCGCTCACCGACGCCATTAGCCACCACGGCGGCATGATCGCCGCCCAGGAGGACGCCACCCCATGAGCTTTGATGAAAACCTGATCGCCCTACGCCAAGCGGTGACCCATACGTTAGGGGTAATCGACGGCAAGCTGCGCAACAAGGCCAATAAAGCCGACGTGCCCACCACGGCGCAAATCGACCAGCGCATACAAACGCTGATCGGCAGCGCCCCGGAAACCCTGGACACCCTCGCCGAGCTGGCCGAAGCCCTGGGCAACAACCCCAACTTCGCCACCACCATCACCGAAGAGCTGGCCAAGAAGGCCACCAAGGCCCAGGTGGGCGACATCGAAACCCAGTTCGGCGAAGCCCTCACCGCCTTAACCGACGCCTTCACCCAAGGCGCCGCCACCATCCAAAACAGCACCACCACAGACCAGGAGGCCACATGAGCCTAGAAAGCCAAATCACCGCGCTGGTTAACGCCGCGAACAATCTCACCAGTGAAGTCGCTAATAAGGTTAAAGGGATTGACGCCGCAGTATTAGCAGCAGTTAAGGCTATTCCTAATTTATCGAAAGATTTTTACGTTTCCCCAGATGGCAGTGACGGGAACGCGGGAACCTTTGAAAGCCCACTCTTAACAGTTGGAGAAGCGGTAGCCAGAACACCAGAGTCGGGCTCGTGCTCCATACACCTTAAGCCGGGTGCTATTCATGAGTTTGGTGATGAGCGTCAGTTTTTTGGAGTAAAGAATATTACTTTGAGAACGCCTGACATGCTGAACGATGCGAAAGCGACCGTGTATTTCAAAACATTTATTAGCTCAGACGGCGGATCAGAGGTTCTTGGGCTGCGCTGCTCTCATTCGTGCCGACTATCGCTATTTAATGTAAATGTGGTCACGCCATCCCTGGAAGCTGGTACCACATATTACCGGCCTTCCCCTAATGGCATTTTAGCGCACAACCACTTTAGCGGTGACGGCAGAGAGCTCCTGATATCACTGTATCGTTCCAAAGCAGAGGTAAAGGATCATCCTCTTGTTTCTAGTAGCGGTTTCTTGAGCGTAGCCCTAGCTAACTCACAAGTTGATGTCGCTGCCCTAGCAGGCTTCGTCTTTAATGCCAGCACTTATAATATTTCTAGAACTGCCACAACGGTTACGGGCGTTAATAGCTTTTCTGATCTTTTTAAGGATCTAGATAGCGTTGCTCCTAACTACGTTTCAAACACAACTATCTAACCAAGAGGTAAATAACAATGCTGATTAGCTCAGTTAAGCATGATGGAAAGATATTCGTATCCACTAGCGATGCTGAATTGAAGGCTGCCGGTGTTCCTCTTGGCGTGGTTGTTGATGCGGCTCAAGCCCAACTAGGCCGCAAAATCGACACCGCCGCAGGCAACGCCCGCGCCGCCTTCGTCAGCCCCGGCAGCTACATCGACCAGGAATACCTGCTGGCCAAGCAGGAAGCCAGCGAGTGGTTGGCAAGCGGCAAGGATGAAGCGGCAATTCCTTCCAGCGTGCAGGATCACATCGATATGTTTGGGGTCAGCGCCGAAGCCGCCGCCCAGGAGATCGTCGCCACCGCTGAAGCGTGGGAAACCGCCCTGCGCGATATCCGCAACCTGCGTCTGGGCGGCAAAGCCGCCGTGCAACGCGCTGACACCATCGAAGCCAAAGAAGAGGCCGCCCAGCAAGCCATCGAGCAGCTCAACCGCTACCGGCCGCCGGAGGTATAAACGCATAGCCAGAACGAATGAAGCCCGCCAATTGGCGGGCTTCTTACTGTTCAATATGTAACTTATATTGGGATCATTGCTGAGAAAATAGGATCTCGGCAGTACGTTTCTCGGGGAGCTTGAGAAGATCATCTACATGAAATGCGTCTGCAGGTAGCAACATCCACTGAGGTTTTCCAAAGGTTTGAGGGTAGCCGATACCGTCATCTTCATACCAACGGCAAGCAGTCGCCAGCTTCTCTCGGTTCCCTTCCCAGTAACCAGTCGCGATCGCAAAGCCACCTTCAGAATTCTCTTTTTTATAAATCAATTCAACCACTTCGAACTTGCTCGTGCTTTTTAACATGACTGTTTCCTTTAACAACTGTGTTAAACGGTATTGGAAGGCTTACGGCTACTGATGCCGTCTCGCCGAGCAAAACATTACCTTAATACTCAGCATCGCGCTAGGCGGAAAAGCGGCGGTGCAGCGGGCGGAAACGTTGGAGGAGGCTAATGAAGCGGCTCAGTAGGCACTTAAACTACTCAATAACTACAAGCCTTCTGTACCTTGAGTATTAGCACCTGTAACATCAAGCCCACTGGAGTGGGCTTGATGTTTTTCATTCGATACAATGTTATCAAACCTTTACTCTAGATTTTTCACCTATATCATACCACCTCGATAAAATACCATCCTCTTTTGTACTAATCATACTTGAAACAAAAATTTCATCGGATTTAATCAAAGCAAACTTTTCTCTTTCTTCATCGCTCATTTTACACCCCATCATATATGCATGATAGCAATCAATAAAACGCTTATTTCTTATTATTTCAGAGTCAAAGTAATAATAAAGATATTTATCTTGTGAGATCATATCCGAACAAAAATCAACCACATCTTTAGGCCCTTTCATTACATAATTAATAATTTCATTGATTGCTCTATCATGCACATCATAAAGATTATCAATTACTTTCACACTCTCAAGATCATAAAACAAAGCCCCAATCTTTAAAGAATCAAAAGACACTTCCTCTTTAATGTCTGAATCCTTTATTTTGAAATTTGATGCATACACACCTTCTATACTTCTTAAAAGCAAATGAGACTTACTGTTATTGTTTTTAATTATCTCTGGAAAAATATTTACCGCTCTCAATTGAGACAGATTCACTTTACTATCTTCAACCTGATAGCTAAGCAATAATATTTGCTTTTCTTGACTATCTAACAAGTCCTTCTGCTGTCCCAGTGTCTTTACAAAGGCAAACAACGTAGCCACTACCGCCGCCACTCCGACCGTGCCCGAGAGATAGGTTGCAAAGTTAGCCCAGTCCTCTGGCTTAGGGGATGGTTCACTTATTCCAACCCAGCCCATATAAAAACAGATTGCCACTATAGAAACTACAACGACCCCGACTATCAAACACTTGTTGGTATTATCTCTTTTTTTTGGTGTAGCGCCTTGAGCCTCTTGTGCGCCTTTTTTTGATTGACTCAAACCGGGAACTCCCTGATTAATTTTCATTAAGTGAGCCATTCTGCACTGTCCCCCACCTCCCGCACAACGCCCGCCACTACCCTCCCGCGCGAAGCCTGCCCACCATAGCAGCACACCTCAACAGAACCCCGCTTGAACCTGCGCAGGAGACAAGCATGGCCCAGGATTACCATCACGGCGTCCGCGTCGTCGAAATCAACGAAGGCACTCGCCCCATCCGCACCGTGGCCACCGCCGTTATCGGCTTGGTGGCTACTGGCCCGGAGGCGGACGCCGAACGCTTTCCCCTCGATACGCCGGTGCTGGTCACCGACATCTACAGCGCCATTGGCGCGGCAGGCACCACCGGCACCCTGGCCCGCTCGCTGCGCGCCATTGTCGAAGAAACCCGCGCCCTGTGCGTGGTGGTGCGCGTGGCCGAAGGCGAGGACGAAGCCGAAACCACCGCCAATATCATCGGCAGCGTGACCGCCACCGGTCAGAAAACCGGCATTCAAGCGCTGCTCGCCGCCGAACAGCGCTTTGGTGTGAAACCGCGCATTCTCGGCGTGCCGGAGCTGGATAACGAAAACGTCGCCAGTGCCCTGGTCAGCATCGCCATCAAGCTACGCGCCTTCGCCTACGTATCTGCTTACGGCTGCGAAACCAAAGAAGAAGCGGTGATGTACCGGGAGAACTTCGGCGAGCGGGAAGCCATGGTGATCTGGCCCAACTTCCAAAACTTCGACGTTAACGCCCAGGAAAGCCGCCCGCTCTCCGCCGTCGCCAAAGCCCTTGGCCACCGCGCCCGCTTGGATAACGACATCGGCTGGCACAAAACCCTTTCCAACATGCCCGTGAACAGCGTCACCGGCATTACCCACGATGTGTTCTGGGATCTCCAAGATCCCGCCACCGATGCCGGTTACCTCAACGCCGCCGAAGTCACCACGCTCATCAACAAATCAGGCTTCCGCTTCTGGGGCTCGCGCACCTGCACCATCGACCCGCTGTTCGCCTTTGAGTCCTACACCCGCACCGCCCAGGTGCTCGCCGACACCATCGCCGAAGCCCACCTATGGGCGGTGGACAAGCCCATGCACCCCAGCCTGGTGCGCGACATTATCGAAGGCATCAATGCCAAGTTCCGCGAGCTGACGCGCAAGGGCTACATCCTCGGCGGGGAAGCGTGGTTCGATCCAGAGCTGAACAGTAAGGAAGTGCTGAAAAGCGGCAAGCTCTACATCGACTACGACTACACCCCGGTGCCGCCGCTGGAAAATCTCATGCTGCAGCAGCGCATTACCGACCGCTATCTGGTCGATTTTGCCGACCGCATCAACGCCTAACAGGAGCAAGCAAAAATGTTACCCCACATCCTCAAAGACTTTAATTTGTTCGGCGACGGCAACAACTGGCAGGGCCAGATTCCCGAACTCACCCTGCCTGAGCTGGCCCGCCGCATGGTCGAGTACGAAGGCGGCGGCATGGAAGGCCCGATTGAAGTCGATCAAGGCAACGAACTGCAAACCTTCGAATGGGTCGCGGGCGGCATGATTGTCGATATCTACGAAAGCTACGGCAGCCCCATCCACGACGCCGCCATGCTGCGCATGACCGGCTCTTACGAATCCGACGAAGACGGCAACATCATCCCTGTCGAGATCGTCATGCGCGGCCGCCACAAAACCATCGCCATGGGCGACGCCAGCAAAGGCGATAACAACCAGATCAGCGTTACCACCACCCTGAGCTACTTCAAGTTAATGGTCGATGGCGAAGAGGTCATCGAACGCGACGTGCCCGGCTTCATCTTCAAGGTACGCGGTAAGGATCGCTTGGCAGAGCGCCGCGCCGCCCTTGGGGTGTAATCAGCCCGGCAACTTCCCACCCACGGCCACCCCGGTGGCCACGGCCACCCCGGTGGCCACACCCAACACTTAGGAACATATCATGATCGACAAGACTGAAAGCCAAACAGCAGAAACCACCGACACCCAGACAGTCACCGCCCCAGGCGTACCCACCGAAGTGGTCGAGCTGGAAACCCCGCTACAGCGTGGCAAAACATTGGTGAATGAAATCACCGTGCGCAAACCCATGAGCGGCGGTATGCGCGGCGTCTCCCTGGTCGACATCATGAACCTGGACGTGGCCGCCCTTACCAAAGTCATGCCCCGCATTACCACCCCCGCGCTGACAGAAGCCGAACTCAAAACCATGGATATCGTTGACCTGGTGCAACTCGGCACGGCGCTGAACGGTTTTTTAACTCCAAAGAAATTCAAGGACATCGAAGCCTAGCGTTAGCCGAGTTTGTGGAAGACGCCATGGCCGATCTAGCCATGGTCTTCCACTGGGAACCCAGCGCGATGGACGGCATGGAGCTGGAAGAACTCATGCAATGGCGCGAGCGCGCCCGCAAACGCCACGAAGGCAGCAAGCCAAACGGTAAACGCAGCAAATAGGAAAAAAGCCGATGTCGCGTAATCTACGCCTGCAAGTCATGTTGAACGCGGTAGATCGCGTCACCGGCCCCCTAAAGCGGATGCGCCAAAGCGCCGGTCAAACCGGCCAGGCCATGCGCGAAACCCGCGACCAGCTCAAAGACCTGCAGCGTCAGCAAAGCGACCTCACCAGCTACCGCAAAGCCAATGCCGCTATTCGCACCAACACCCGCGCAATGCGCGACGCACGCACGCGCAACCGTGAATACACCCAGGCACTGGAACGCCAGCGCGAAGCGCACACCGGCATCAAATCCGGCCTTACCGTCGCCCGGCGGGAATACGACCGCTTAGCAAAAGAACTGCTCAACACCAAACAGCCCACCGACCAGCTGACCGCCTCGCTGGAGCGCGCCCGCGTGCGCCTCCACGGCCAGCAAACCGAGTTTGACCGCTCCGCCCGCGCGATGCGGGAATACCGCAACCGCACCCGCAACGCAGGCGAGGAAGTAAAGCGGCTCACCCAGAACCACGCCACCCAAACCGAGCGCATCCGGGGCTTAAAAACACGGCTGGATGAAGCGGGCATCAGCACCGATAACATGGGGCGAAGCGCAAGAGAGCTACGCACCCGGGAAGAGCGCCTAAACACCACCCTGCAGGAACAAAAGCGTCACCTAGCCGAAGTCGCCGACCGCCAGCGGCGCTTAACCCAGGCCCGCGACCGCTACCAAAACGGCATGGCCAACGTCGCCCGCGCCCAAGGCGTGGGCATGGGCATGCTCGGCACCGGCATGGCCCAAGGTTACGCCGCCGCCAGGCTGCTAACGCCAGGCGTTGCCTGGGCGGAACAGATGAGCACCCTGCAGGCCGTGGGCCGCTTCGACGCTGACGATGAGCGCTTCCAAGGGCTACGCCAGCAATCCCGTGACTTAGGGTCAACCACCGCCTTCAGCGCTACCGAAGTCGGGGCAGGTCAAGAGTTTCTATTGCGCGCCGGGATGAGCAGCGAGGCCATTCAAGCCTCAATGAAAGACGTGCTCGCGTTATCACTGGCCAACAATACCGAACTAGCCCGCGCGGCGGATATTGCCTCCAATATTGCCGGTGCGTTTAAGGTCGACATGGAGGCGGAAGGCGCCATGGCACGGGTCGGGGATATCCTCTCCGGTACTGCCAGCCGGGCCAACGTTAACCTGGAAATGCTCGGCGAAACCATGAAGTACCTGGGCGGCGCCGAAGACCTCAAGCTGACCATGGAACAAGCCGCGGCGATGTCGGGCATTCTCGGCAACATCGGCATCCAGGGCAGCCAGGCCGGTACCACCATGCGCGCCATGATGAACCGGCTCACCAACCCAGCAGCCAAGGGCGCGGCCGCGATTGAAAACATCGGCCTGCAGGTGTCAGACGCCAACGGCAATATGCGCGCCATGCCCGATATTCTGCGTGATATCAGCCAAGCCACGGCTGACCTGGGCAACGTCGAACGCAAAGCCATCATGCAGGATATCTTCGGCGTGGAAGCGGGCTCCGGCATGGCGGAACTGGTCGACGCCATGGGCGGTGGCCGACTGGATGAGATCATCAACGCCCTGGGCGACAACATGGGCGAAAACGCCCGTATGGCCGAAGTGATGGCCGACAACATTGGCGGCGATTTAAAAAACCTGCGCAGCGCCTGGGAAGAAGTCGGCATCAGTATCACCGACACCAACGACGGCCCCCTGCGGGACCTGGTGCAAACCATCACCACGATTACCCGCGCGGTCGGCGACTGGATAAAAGCCAACCCCGAGCTCGCAGGCACCATCGCCAAGGTCGCGGCGGCCATGATCGCCCTGGCCACCATCGGCGGTGCCGTCACCATGACCTTCGCCAGCATCCTCTCCCCGCTGCTGTTCGCCCGCTTCGCCATGTCCACCCTGGGCATTCAGGCAGGCGTACTCGGCCCAGTATTAAAAACCGCCGGTGCCGCCCTGTTCGCGGTGGGCAAAGCGCTAACGGTGGGCCTGTTGGGCGCACTCAAAGCAACGGCGGTATTCCTGGCCACCAACCCCATCGGCTGGGCCATCCTGGCTATCGCCGCCACCGCCCTGGTGATTTACAAATACTGGGAACCCATCAAAGGCTTTTTCCTCGGCCTATGGCAGCAGGTAAAAGACGCCTTTGGCGACGGCATCGGCGGCGTTACCCGCCTGCTGGTCAACTGGTCACCGCTTGGCTTGCTCTATAGCGGCATCTCATCCGCGTTAGGCCTGCTGGGCATTGAGCTGCCCGGCTCACTTAGCGAGCTGGGTAGCAAGATGATCGGCGGCCTATCCAGCGGTATGAGCAGCGCCATGGGCTGGGTGCGCCAATCAGCAAATAGCGTGTGGGCAACGGTCAACGACGCCTTTGGCAATGGCATTGGTGGCGTTTCCAAGCTGCTGATTGATTGGTCACCGCTTGGGCTGCTGCACAGCGCGTTTGTCTCCACGCTGGATAGGCTGGGCATTTCAGTGCCCGAAGGTTTCCGCAGCCTGGGCGGCTTTGTGATTGACGGCCTGCTCGGCGGGCTAACCGAAAAACTCTCCGCCCTGCGCGAACGCATTACCAGCATCGCCACCAGCGTAGCCGACTGGTTCAAAGGGGTGCTGGGTATCAACTCCCCCAGCCGCGTGTTTGAAGGCTTCGGCGTCAATATCGTCGAAGGCATGATCAACGGCATCGGCAGCATGATCGGCGCGCTTCGTGACCAGGTAATGGGCATGGCGGGCAATATCGCAGGCTGGGTGCAAGACGCCATGGGTAGCGCACTGGAGTCACTCAGCAACGGTGCCAACCGTGCAATCCAGCTTGGCAGGGATACCGCCTATGGCCTGGGCCAAGGCATTCGCGACGGTGCCAACCGCGCCACGGAAAGCGCCGCCAACCTCGCCAACGACGTCACCAGCACCGTGCGTGGCTGGCTGGATATCCACTCCCCCAGCCGCGTGTTTGCCACCATCGGTGGCTACGTCTCCCAAGGCTTGGCCAACGGCATTGAAGCCGACGCCGATGGCCCCGTTAAGCAAGTGCGCAGCCTGACGGATCGCTTACGAAGCGCCGCCGCCGGGCTAATGCTGGGCGCAGGGGTCGCCTCGCCCGCCCTCGCGTTAGAGTTTCAAACGCCCACCCTGCCGCCACTACCCACGCTGGTGAGCGAGGTGGCCACGCCTAACGTACCCAAGCCCGAAACACCCACGCTGGATGCGCTGCACATCGAGCGGCCCGAACTGCCTTCGTTACCCGAACTGCCCGCGCTCCCCGAACTGGGCGCCTTAGAGATCCAGCGCCCCACGTTGCCAGCAATGCCCACGCTCTATAGCGAGGTGGCCACGCCCCACGTACCCAAGCCCGAAACGCCCACGCTTGATGCCCTACACATCGAGCGGCCAACACTGCCCGCGTTGCCCGAGCTAGGCGCGTTAGAGATCCATCGGCCCACGTTGCCGGAAATGCCCACACTGGATGCGCTGGCATTCGAGTGGCCAGAACTGCCGCAATTCGACCCGCTGCAGGTCGACACCAGCGGCGTACACATCGACGCCCGGCCACCGCTGCAAAGCCACGCCAGCCAACCCAATGAAGGCGGGCTGGTGATTTACGGCGGCATCAACATCGAGATTCACGCCGCCCCGGGTATGGATGAACAAGCCCTCGCAAGGCTGGTAAACGCCGAAGTACAGCGCGCCCTGCGCGATGCCGAACGCCGCGCCCAGGCAAGGCACCGCAGCGCCTTCCACGACATTGATTAAAGAGCACTGAGGACTATCACCATGATGATGATTTACGGCATGTTCGTGTTCTCACTCGACACCGCCGCCTATCAAGAACTACAGCGCCAAACCAACTGGCGGCAGGAAGCCCAAGGCCGGGTCGGCCTGCTGCCCGCCCGGCAGTTTCTTGGCCCAGGGGAAGACACCTTCACGCTCACCGGCACCCTTCACCCCCAGTTCACCGGTGGCCAGCCCCACCTGGATCAGCTGCGCGACATGGCCAGCCAAGGCCACGCCTGGCCATTGATCGAAGGCACCGGCAAAAACTACGGCTTTTTTGTCATGGAAAGCCTAAAGGAGCGCAAGGTCGCACTAATGCGCGACGGCGCCGCCCAGCAGATTGATTTTGATATGGTGATGCACCGGGTAGAAGACGACAACGGCAACCTGCTGGCCATGCTCGGCCCGCTGGCAGGCATGGCCCTTCGCGCCGTGCCAAGGTTGGTGTAAGCATGATTCCCGCCCGACGCCCCGCCTACGCCATAGGTGGCATGGCCGCCACCGGCCGCCTACAAAGCCTCACCATCACCGACCGGCGCGGTACCACCACCGACGAACTTACCCTAACCCTTGAAGACCACGACGGCCGCCTCGCCATCCCCCCGCGCGGTAAGATCCTGACCGTAGCCCTGGGCTGGGAAGGTGAAGCCCTGGTGGATCGCGGTAGCTTCACCGTGGATGAAGTCGAACATTCAGGCGCGCCGGACGTGCTCACCATTCGCGCCCGCAGCGCGGATCTACGCAAAGAGAACCCCGCCAAACGCTGTGAAAGCTACCACGAGAAAACCCTGCAAGACATCGTCGCCACCGCCGCCGGTCGCCTGGGCCTCGCCCCCAACATTGCCCCAGCGTTGGCAGGCATTTTTATCGACCACATCGACCAAACCGACGAATCAGATTTACATTTTCTCTACCGCCTGGCAGAACGCTATGACGCCCTATGCATGGCCAAAAACGGCAACCTGCTGTTTATGCCCATGAACGGCGGCGTGACCGCAGGCGGTACGCCCATCCCCATGCTCACCCTCAAGCGTGGCGTAGGCGACACCCACCGCTATCTCATCGCCGACCGTGAAGAGTTCACCGGCGTGCTCGCCTACTGGAGCGACCTGGATGAAGCGGAACGCAAAGAGGTACTGGTGGGCAGCAGCGACAACACCAAACGGCTACGCCACACCTATGCTACCGAGGCCCACGCCATTGAAGAGGCAAGCGCCGAACTCAAGCGCCTGCAGAGGAAACATTCAGAATTAACGCTGGATCTAGCCGAAGGCCGCGCCGACATCTACCCCGAAACCCCGGTCACTGCCCAGGGCTACAAGCCAGAGATCGACGCCACGCCTTGGATCATTGATGAAGTCACCCACAACTTCACGGAGCGGGGGTATACCTGCAGTATTCGGATGGAGACGCGGTGAGTATCAGCACTTATTTTTCACTCGCGGCCTCACCCATCCTTGCCGCACCATAAGTCAATGGCCCCAACATATAACGTAACAGTCTCTCTGCTTGGGCAGGGCTTTCAGCACCCTCAACGACATGATTTATCACTTCATCTGTATACATAGAGAGGCTCTCCGCATGTGGTCGAAGATCATCAACACTGTTCACATCTGGAAATACTCTAGGGTCAAGGTACCCTTGCTCATACATCTCCTTTAGCAGACCACCCGCCGACGCTACCTTGTTTTCTTCACTGGCTTCACGCCATTCATTGCCATTGGCATTTTCTAAGGTACCGCCCTCGTACCACTCATCCGCAAACGCCAATAAAGACGTACACAACAAACAAACCAATGTGGCGCCTAATGCTATTTTCTTCATCTTCACTATGCCCTCTTTTTAAAAACAAAACCCCCGACCACTCCACATGGCCGGGGGTATTCCGTTGTCGCAATCTTCTGGCGAAGCGTTTCCGCCACGCGCGCTATTAGGCGACCACACTACTATGCCAAATTAACTGAGCAATGCATGTAAGCATTTTGCCATCTGTTTGTAAGAAATAACCTACACCGCCCAACACCTGGCTTGCCTAACCACCACCCCTCGATACTGCTTGGCGGTGATAAAACACCCCTGACCACCACTGGTAGGCAGCAACCGGCAGCGGCTACCCACGCGGTGCGCTTTAAATAACCGGTACTCGCCTTCCACTTCTGCCACCACCAAATCGGCATGGCCAAACGAACGCGCCTCATCCACCACCAGCACATCGCCTTCCATCCAAAGCCCGCCTGGGCGTGCATCCTCGCTGATCTCCACCAGAAAGCAGCTAGGCGGAAATTTACGCCTGTCCATCTCTGCCACGGCTGGGTGCTCCACGCCCACCACTGCTGGCCCTAAGTAATTCACTCGCATGCTGTTGCCCTGTGATTGCTCCACATTAAGCGACGTATATTAGCGTTTGCCTGTCGCTTCCCTGGTGGATAATACTGTATAAATTAACAGTCTTACACAAGTAGTGGATCTCAATATGATTGGCCTGGTGGACTGCAATAACTTCTACGTGAGCTGCGAACGGGTCTTTAATGCCAAGCTGGTTGGGCGCCCGGTGGGCATTATGTCCAACAATGACGGCTGCATTATCGCCCGTTCGGAAGAGCTGAAAACGCTGGGTATCGAGATGGGCACCCCTGCCCACCAGGTGCGTCACCTGGTCGAACGCGGCGAGATTTTTCTCCACTCCTCCAACTACGAGCTTTACGGTGATATGTCTCACCGGGTGCAAGGCATTCTGGAAGAGGAGACGGCCGGGGTAGAGCCTTACTCCATTGATGAAATGTTCGTGCGCATGGATGGTTTCGAGCCAGAAGCGCTGCTGGCACACGCCAAGTCACTGCATTGGAAGATCCGACGCTATACCGGCATTCCTGTCTGTGTCGGTGTTGCCGCTACCCACACCCTGGCAAAGCTGGCCAACCGCATCGCCAAAAAGCACCCAGGCTACCCCGGCGTGTGCATCCTTCACGCAGAAAGTGACGAAGCCAAGCACCTGCTAAAGCAGATCGAGGTAGGCGACGTGTGGGGCGTAGGCCGCAGGCTAAACGAACGCCTACAAATCCTTGGCATCAACACCGCCTGGGATCTCCGCGAAGCGGACGCCAAGCGCCTACGTCGTAAATTCTCGGTGAACATAGAGCGCACGGTGCTGGAATTGCGCGGCATCAGTTGCTTGGAGATGAACGACGTTCACGAGCCACGCCAGCGCATCATGACCAGCCGATCGTTTGGCCGACCCACTTCACAGCTCTACGACCTACAGGGCGCCATTCGCCAACACGCCCAACGGGGCGCTGAAAAGCTACGCGAGCAAAAAAGCCTCGCCCGCGCCGTGCTGGTCTTCCTCAAAACCGATCGTTTCCGGCCCGACCTGCCCCAGTACTCCCCCAGCCTGGCGGTAGAAATGGAACGCCCCAGCCAAGACACCCGCGACATCCTCCACGCCGCCCAGGAAGCGCTGCGCAAGGTCTACCGGCCAAAGTACGGCTACAAGAAAGCGGGCGTGATGCTGATCGACCTGACCGACCAAAACCGCCAACAGCTCAGCCTGATGGACACACCGCAAACGGAAGAGCAACGCCAACGCAGCCAAAAGCTCATGGCCACTATGGACGCGCTGAACGAAAAGATGGGCAAAGGAACGGTACGCCTGGGCCTTCCGGAAAAGAACGCCCCCTGGCACCTACGCTGCGCGAACCGAAGCCCGCGCTATACGACTAACTGGGATGAGTTGATGGTGGCTCATGCTAAATAACGGCACGCAATGAACAGCAGCAATAGCTGACAGTTGAAAAGCTCCAATATTGCTCCTCGATGACGGGCAAAAAAACATATAGAATAGCGGCACGCTAAGAGGAGTGCTGGATGATTGAAGCGGTTGATTTGTTCTGTGGTGCGGGAGGGCTCACGGCTGGCTTACGTCAGGCAGGGGTTACTGTACGTGCTGGTTACGATATCGAAGAGAGCTGTCGATTTGCATACGAACACAACAACCATGCGAAATTTATTAGGCAGGATGTAGGAGAACTCACGGGTGATCATATCAATAGCTGGTATCAAGATCCTGATACGATCCGCCTATTAGCTGGTTGTGCGCCATGCCAACCATTTTCGACATACAACCAAGGAAAGGATGTCACAAAAGATAAAAAATGGCCTCTACTAGGTTCTTTTGCACGCTTAATTAAAGAAGCAAAGCCAGAACTGGTCACCATGGAAAATGTTCCGACTGTAACCAAGCATAAAATCTATCACGACTTTGTGAGCTCTCTTAAAAGTGAAGGCTACTATGTTTGGGCTGATACAGTGAAATGTGTTGAGTATGGATTACCTCAAAACCGTCGTCGGCATGTACTCCTCGCTTCAAAATTAGGCTCCATCGAGTTGATGCCACCCACTCACGCAAAACTAGTTACTGTGAGAGAAACTATAGGTGATTTAGAGCCGATTTTTGCGGGATATGTCAGCCCGAATGACCCTCTGCATAAAACATCAAAATTATCAAAAATAAATATGGAAAGAATACGTCATTCCCAACCGGGTGGTACTTGGAGAGATTGGCCTGAAGAGCTCAGAGCTGCTTGTCATGTAAAACAAAGTGGGAAGTCATATCCTGCAGTCTACGGGCGAATGGAATGGGATAAGCCAAGCCCAACAATGACAACGTTGTGTTTTGGTTATGGCAACGGACGTTTCGGTCACCCAGAGCAAGATCGAGCGATAACTTTAAGGGAAGCCGCCTTACTCCAATCATTCCCTAAGGATTATAAATTTGCCTCTGATGGAGAGCAAATTTTGTTAAAGCCTGTTGGTATAATGATTGGCAACGCCGTGCCCGTAAGACTAGCCAAAATCATTGGTGAGAGCTTCAAAAAACACATCACTAATTTATAATTAATCATTCAATTTCTGAGAATTGCTTATAACGAATAAAGTAAGAAACTGATCTTAAAACAGCTCTTAGATATAATATAGTTTGATCTGCTACTAAAATAAGGTGCTCTGGAGCCGTCTCTCTGCCGCACCTTTCAAATGAAATAGAACCGTGAGCAAGATCATTACGTTTAGACTTAACTTCCAAAACATAATCACCAACATTCCTACCATTCAATTTCGGATCTGGTACTAAAAATCCATATTTTTTAGCTATTTCTCTAATTTCCTTACAATCAATATTACCTGAGAAAAGGCTCTCTTTTGCATAGCCCATTTTCAACATTGCAACCTGTATAGGGTGGGGAGAGGAAAAGTCACTTTTTTTACCAGAAATAGCTTTCTTAAAATGACTTAAAGTCACTTCTTTCATATTTTTATTTAATTGATTAAATTCAACACCATGCACATCAATTGCTTGATGTATAGAATCAATTGCATTTGATAACGTAGACTCTACAAGGTTGTATAAAAGCAGATATCCACTTGCCCTTATAGTTTTAACCAAGTCCCTATCTAATGTAAAACCATCAACAGGGGCCAATTCACCCTCACTCAAGTGAGACAATCCAATAGCTTTTTTATCAGCAATAACTTGTATAAACTGTGTATAGCGTTTAACTTCTTGCGAACGATCCCTAAAATCTTTATATAAGCTTGAAATAATAGCATCAATATCTGGTGTCATAAAATCAAGCTCGTAGCAAATTATTTTTGACATACTCAATCCGCGCATAAAGCTTAGGGCGCGAGTTACTAGCATCAGAAGTAGTTAATTCAACAAAATGGTCTTTAGAATCATATACCCACTCAGCTGATGAAAGCTTTAGATCAGGCTTTTCATTAAGCGCATCTAAAACACCCACAGCTAAAGCTTCAAACCTAATCCGCGGAACTGAGGTATTACGTTCATTTTTTCTAAACCCATGATCAAAATTCTCATCAACAAATCTCATAACCTTCATGAACTGCTCTTCATATTCTGCATAATTAAATTCAGAACTATTCATTTCATCGAGATATTCATCTAAAAATTTCTCAACATTGTGAACGAACTTTTCCCTATCATTAGCGTAAGCAAAAAATCTAAGCACTAATTCATCATACTCACGCCGTACAGACTTACTTTTACTAAGCGGACACAGTTGATGAAATAGTGGATCATTAGCTAGCCTCTTTACAAGCTCAAAGAAACGTCCGTCACGTATACCATAACGTTTCTCTGAATCTGACAGTTTTACCCCACCGGTATTTAAACGGTTAAACAAATCACGTCTAGAATCTTCGTCCATCGACAAAAGCTCGATAGTGCGCAATGTTTTTCTCAAAAAACGTCGCTGAGAAGGTTTTGAAAAATCACCAAAAGTAAAACCCTCTAAATTAGTAAGAGTTTTCATATCAGACAATTTCAAATCATTTTTTATAAATCGAATTATTGTTCTAACACGCTGACTGCCATCAACAATCTCAATAAGGCTTTCTTCGCCCGTATCGCTTACATATAGATATGGTATAGGAAGATTCAAAAGCAAAGACTCAATAAACTGGCTCTGCAATTTATCAGGCCATACATGCTTTCTCTGATAACTTGGCACAAACCATTCAGTGACGTCTTCTTCAATAAAGTCGGTACACTTATTAAAAATAACTTCTATAGGAAACTCTCTAATATCATAATCATATCTCCTATAGAATTCCTCTATTTGGCTTTCAGCGGCAGCCAATTTTTCTGGCGAAATAGGCTCATCATCAATTTTTCTTGCCATAACAATATCCACCAAAAGTTAGAAAATTTATTTATAAATTAAACGCGTCAAATTGATCTTTAAATCAAACACCCCGCCCAGCCCCTATCTCACACCGCCAAAATCCTCCACATCATGAATATCCTTCGGCTTAAAAATTTCCGGCTGGTGTGGTCGTTATCGCTACCCCAACAGAATTAATTCAAATATTGCCCAGCAGTATCAACCAAAGTTTCAGCATCTTCGCAGCTGGAAACAGCATCAGGCACACAGGATAAGCAGCGGTGTAAATCAATTGCAGCCATATCCAAGTTTGATTTAGAAACACTGTAAGGCAGTGAAGCAATGCGTGAGCGTAACTCTTCAGCCTGAGGTTGATGCTCTTGCATCATATCCATGCATTGAGCCACATCGCTGTTACTGGAAGAAGAGCTGTATTCCGACATATCAAAGCCAATAGAAACGAGCCCTCGGGCTTCATCCATAAGCTCTTCGGGTGTTTCTTCCGCCAAGGCGGTTAGCGAAAACACACTGGCAAAGGTGGCTGCCATTGCAATAATGCTAATTTTTTTCATTCCCTAACTCCCTGTTTTAATTTTGGCAGTCTTAAAGCTGCTTTTATGTATTCATGGTTTTGCAGTTAAACGACCCGCCCAATACGAATTTCACAGCGACCAAGAATCTCCACATCATGCATATCCTGCGGCTTGATCATCTCCGGCTGGTAATGGTCGTTATCGCTAATCAAGTACAACGCCCCGCCCGCCAGTCGCTGCACCCGTTTAATCCTGCGCTCGCCACTCACCAGCAGCAAAAACACCCCTTCCTGTTTCGGGTCGCGGTTGCTGCGATCCACCAGCACCCAGTCCCCATCGGCCAGAGTGCCGTCCATCGAATCGCCGCGCACTTTAATGCCCACCACTTGCGCAGGATCTAGTCCCTGCTCGGAAAGCTCAGCAGTCGAAAAGTACAGCGTGGTTTTAATCGGCTCGCCTTCAAAGCTGCGGCCAGCGCCCGCAGCCGCTTCAATGTCGTACATCTTCACCGGAGAGAGATCTGGGCCTGGTTCATTTAACGGAACCCCAAGTGGTTGGGCAGTTGCTGTTCCTGAACGTTGGCCTTTGAGCACATAAAAGATATCAACGCCTTCATCAGAAACCGCCGACAGGTAAGAAGAATCAGGGCTACTAGCGCCTTTCTCATATTTGATCTGAGTCGTTTTTCCGACACCACCAATCAGGGCCAGAGCCGTTTGACTCAGTCCAAGTCGTTCGCGTTCTTCTTTTAAGCGCTCGCCAATGAACATTTTAATGAACCATCCTTATTGACAGGTTCATTTTTATGAACCATTCTAGTCATGTCTTTTACTTCACAACACACCGCAAGGGAGCCACTGCCATGGCCACACCTGCTACTCACAAAGCTATTACCGCCCAGGTCAACAGCGGCTTGCCGCTGCGCTAAACCCGACCCTTTGAAAGTCTTTTACTCCATTAAGGAAGCCTAACCCATGGCCACCGCTAACACCATTGCCCCAAAGCCGATTTATGCGCCCAAAGGGTGTAACTCGCCAATCATGACCTACCTCACCGAAGCCGAGCGTACCCACCTGGAACGCATCACCCAGCTGGAAATGCGTTCGATGTCGGCCACCGCTCGCATGCTCATGCTGCGCGGCATCGCCCAATACGACCAGGAAACCCTTTCCGCCGATTAACCGTTGCTTCTCACACTGCATAAGGAAACCCCTCATGTATCAGGACACTAAGCGCCTCCGCTCCAAGAAAAGCGTTTACCTGGATGAGTACGAAGACGCGGTGATAACCGCCCTAGCCAACCTGTACGGCATCAGCAAAGCCGCGTTAATGCGCGAAATGATGATGACCCAGGCCCGCGAACTGGTCGGCATCGGCGATATGCCAAGTGTGGGGCAACGTGCGGGGTAAAACTGCCCCCTCTTTCACCCCTTCTTCCACCCCTGCAAAAGGTGAGTGATGCGACGTGACCGCAAGACAGACATCGACATAGATCCAGCGCTAGAGGAGGTACTCGAACGCGTGTGTGAACAGGAAGGGCTCAACTCACACGAAGCGGCAATGGAATATCTGGTCTCCCGAGGCATTCGCGGCGGGGGCCAGAAAATGATCGGGCGAGGGCGTGCGCTCTACGCCGTCAACGGAGGACGCAGTGACTGAGAACACAGAGATAGCCATGCATGAGGTTAGCCGACTCCGCGTCGACTGCCCTCACTGCGGTAGCCACATGAAGGTGCGGACTTCGAAGACGCATCTACCTGACTACCGCGAGCTCTATCTGCACTGCACCAATGAGTTTGCCTGCGGGTTTCGCTGTAAGGCCAGCCTGGGAATTATCGAAACGCTTGTGCCCAGCTACCAGCCGAACCCCAACGTGAACATCAAGTTTGGGGCTTGGTTGAAGCGGCAGATACGCCTGGAAGCCGAAGGCCAGATGCGTCTGGGCATAGAAGAGATCACCAAACCAAAAGGAAATCGCCATGAACGTCGCACCCATTAACACCGCAAAAACCCCCTTCGATATCGCCACCGAAGTGCTGTGGCAAAACCGCTGGGATAACCGCGCCGAAGCGCTGCGCATCACCATCGGCACCCTGGTGAACGACTACGGCATCAGTGAAACCACCGCCGAAGTGGCCGCCATCCAAGCCTTTGCGGATCTGGATAGCGTCAACCTGGATGCAACCATCGACCTCACCGCCAGCACCGCCCATGTAGTGGTACTGCGCACCCGCAACGGCTGCCCGGTGGTGTTCACCGCCCGCGACCTCGACCGCATGATCCAGCAGGCCCGCGACGCAGGCTTGGCCCAGGTGGTTGATGCCGATACCCGCCGCCCCGTCGTCCTCGAGCACTGAACTGAATTACTGAGCTGAACTACTGAGAGAGCCCACCATGGCTAACGTGACCCCACTGCCCACACGCAAAGCACCGCCCCGCGTTCATACCGACCGGGCGGGCTTTGGCGAACTCCGCGCCGAGCTGCACAGCCGTGCGGCGGATCAAGACTTAATCAGCGTCTGGGCAGATCTCCCCTTTCCGGAGCGCCGCCTAGTGCTGAAAAGCGCCGGGCTAACCGCCGATGCCACCCAGCAGATTAACCACTTCGCCAAGCCGGAGCGCGAGGCGATCCGCGCCGCCATCCACCGCATGAGCGACTACGCCAGCGGCCTGAAAGACCAGCTGCGCAACCGCGCCCAGCACCCCAGCCGTGAACTGGCCAGCCACGCCCGCCAAGCCCTGGCGGAAGGCAACACCAAGGCCGCACTGCACTGGCTAAGCCTGATCGAAAAGGGGGTGGCATGAAAATCACCAACACCGTGGACAGCCTCTTCCTCACCAAGCTGCGCTTTGAACAACTGGCCAATGACCTGGAAGCCGCTGGCCACGAGTTGGGCGCGGCAGAGCTACGCCACCAGCTGGAGAAAATGAGCCAGCAGTTTATGGATCTGGAGCGCGTGCTGAAAAACCACCAGGTGGCTATTTCCACACTCCGCAAAACGCCAGCGGTGGCCCTGTGATGTCGGCGGTTGAACAGTCGCGGGCATTTGGCGCACCGGGCACACGCACCAAACCGGGCTGCGCAGAGTGGCGCCAGGGCTTCTTCGATAAGCTCCCCAGCTTGGCCGAACAGTTAGCAGCGGGCTTCGTTCACGTCGCTACGCGCCACGGCAACGCGGCGGGTAACCGCTGGCTAGCCCGCAACACCCGCGAGCTGATCGACCCGGCCAGCGTTTACCGCCGATTTCCTGCCATCGCCCAGGATCTGGAGCGCGGCTTTAACGGGCTGGTTAAACGCGCCCCCACTACCATCGAAGGCTTGCAGCAGGGCTGCCAGTGGTTGGCCAGCGTGGAAAAGAACCTGGTGCTGCATGGTCTGAACGTCACCCACGACGATGAAGCAGTCATCAACCACGCCGACGCCCAGGCCACGGCCATTGAGCGCGAACGCAGCAAGCTGATCGGCGGCATCGCCCAGCATAACCGCCGCCTACGCCTGGGGCTGTTGCCGCCCCCGCTCAACCTGAAAACGCCCAAGGCCCGCACCCTTTCCGGCCAGGCGCGGGAAGTCGCCCTGCAAATTGCCGACTCCCGCAATCCGTTAAGCCCGCCCCTGGGCGTCATTCCATTGATGGCAGTGTTCAACTGGCACCGCGCGCCGGTCATGAGCCTATCCGTCGTCAATGAAATGGCGCTCGAAGTCGCCCGCCACCGGGCGCGTCTGCACGGCATCAACCCGCCCAGCCTCAAGCTGAAAAGCGGTGTGCAGCTGGCCAAGCTCACCGACCCCGTTTGGTGGCGTCGGCAGCTGCGCCGCCTGGGCGGCCGCCGGTTGGAACAGGTGCAGCGTGAAGCCCACCGCGTACACAAGCGCGCGGGTATCTACTGCAGCAACGTCACACTGGAACGCCGCCGCTCCCAGAAGAACCGCAACCGAGCGCTGCTGGAAGCGTTGGAAGCTATCAACCAGGAAGGTCAGGTTTACACCCTGGCCGAGCTGGCCGAGTTGGGCCTATCGAACCCCGACCACCGCCGCGCTGAATTGATGCTGCGCATTAGCGACACCGAAGCGGAGTCCCGCCGACTGGGCCACGTGGGCATGTTCTACACCATCACCGCGCCCAGCCGTTTCCACCCGGTGATCTCTGAAAACAGCGTGCGCAACCCGAAGTACAACGGCACCACGCCCCGTGAAGCCCAGGCCCACCTGCAGCAAGTGTGGGCACGTGCCCGCGCTGCATTAGCCCGCGAGAACCTGGGCATTTACGGTATCCGCGTGGTCGAGCCCCACCACGACGGCACGCCCCACTGGCACCTGTTGATTTGGATGAAGCGCGAAGACGCCAAGCGCATTAACGAAATCCTACGCAGCCACGCCGAAGCGGACACCCCCGAAGAGCTGTTCGACCGATACGGCCGCAAAACCACTGCCCGCTTCAAGGTGAAAAAGATCGACTACCAGCGCGGTACTGCAGCGGGCTACGTGGCCAAGTACATCTCGAAAAACATCAACGGCGAGCAGTTCACCCGCGATGCCGTGAAGGATGACCACAAAGACCGCTATGGCCACGACCTCAACAGCGTGGCCCCGCGCATTGAATCCTGGGCGGCGGTGTGGGGCATTCGTCAGTTTCAGTTCGTCGGCCTGCCCAGCGTCACCGTTTGGCGCGAAGTGCGCCGCCTGAACGAAAAGCACATCGATGAGCTGGAAAGCTGGGAGCAAGCCACCCGGCCAGACCAGCGCATCGCCGGCCGCCTGGCGGCAATTCGCAAAGTGGCCAACGCGGGCCAGTGGGATCAGTTCTTGCGCTTGATGGGCGGCCCCAACCTGCCCCGCAAACAGCGCCCGGTTAAACCCTGGACGATGCCCCGCGTGGATTTAGAACGCCCCGAGTTCAGCCACGCCACCGGCGAGGTGCGCGAAGGCATAGAGGCCAAAGGCCGCCACGGCGAAAGCAAGCTAGGCACCTTCGGCATCGTCGTTTCCGACGGCCGGGGCAACGAACACGAATACCTGACCCGCTTTTACAAGTGGGAAGTACGCAGCCGCGCAAGCTCCGCACGTTATCAAGAGCAGGGGTGTTCGGGAGGCGGCGAAGCCGCGTCCCCTTGGACTCGTGTCACTAACTGTACGCAAGGGCCAGATATCCAGCCCCGCGAGCCTTCACCAGCGGAGCTAAAAGCCCAGCTCGAACGCTTCAAAGCGTGGCAGAGCTCCGATTTTTATAAGGCCGACCGCGAAGCGGAGTACCAAGACGCTATCGCAGCCCGAAAAGCCGCCCGAGAACTCTTCGCCCCGGCCCCATCCACGTTGAGCGAGGAAGAAGAGTTCTTCCCGCCCGAGCTTTGTTGATAAAGGAGTAAATCATGCGCGTAAAAATTGGCGACCAATGGCACGAAAGCAGCTTAGAACCTATCTGCCTACAGGTTTCAGAGCACGAGCAAGAGCAAATAGGCGGTATGGATAGAAGTCGTGCACCAAACGGTAAGTACGCAGTTTTTCCCGATAACTGGAAAGCCGAAAAGTGCTTCGAGTGGATGAATGCCGGTGAAGAGTTTGGCGGTAAAAACGTGAACCTAGCGAATTTAGTTAAACGTCAAATGGAGTTTTCTAGTGAGAGATTTGGTCCTGGTACTCGTCTCAAAGGGATTATTGACCACATACGCAAAGAGCTGATCGAGGTAGAGCAATCCGGCGGCGAGCTAGAAGAGTGGGTCGATGTTGTGTTACTGGCGCTGGATGGTGCGTGGCGAGCAGGCAATAACCCTTATCAAGTGGCGGGCGCTGTTCATCAAAAGATTGAAAAGAATATTAAGCGCAGTTGGCCCGATTGGCTGAAAGCCGATACCGATAAAGCCATCGAGCACGTTGAAGAGGATCGTGGCGACGATGCATAACCCAACACCCCAAGATTGGCGCTACGTCATCAAGTTTACGGTTCTGGCCTTTTGCGTGGGCAGCGCTTTCCAGCTAGGCATAAGCGCCGCGAGCCACATTAAGCCGCGGGTAGAGGTCATCGAGATCCGCACTGAAGTAAAGCCCAGCGCCAAGGGCATTGCACAACGTTTCGAATTCTAGGGGGAAGCATGGCCATTGATCCAAATTGGGTTCGCGAAAACCCCGAAGAGGCAGCAAGGCAAATCGACCTACTCATCCAGGAGCGCGACCAGTACCGCCACGGCGAACTGACGCAAATGGTTTTAAGGAAAAAGGCCAGCGAAGAAAGAAGAGCGCAGCAGCAGAAAAATCAGGAGCGCGTTGAATTTCTGAATAAGCAGAACGCCGACCAGAAAGGGTTATTAGGTGCTCTCATGAGCGCGAAACTAGAAGCGCTGCCCGCTGACCTGGAAAACCGCTATGTGATTGTGAAGATCCGCGGCGATATAGACCAAGAGTTGGTGCGCAAATTGAAGCCAGAATTTAGAAAGCGCACTGCAGGTTGCGCGTTTTTTGTGAACATGGAAGCCGATATAGAAACCATCGATATTATCAAGCGAGCTGCTCTCATTAAGGCCGAAGCACTCTTCGACATGTCAGAAAAGCTCGAAGCCTACGATCAGCCAATCGCTGCTAACCAGTGCTGGAACGAAGGCGATAAGTTCCGCCGCCAAGCCGAAGGGAGTGCGTGATGATTTGCTGTGATTTTTGTGGCAAAAGTGCGCATCAAGCGGAAGCCATGATTGCAGCAGAGCGACCGGGTGACAGGGGTAACGTGGCCATCTGCGATAGCTGCGCAAAGCAGGCGGCTAGAGTTGCAGATGATAAAAAAAGAGAAAGCAAAGCAGAGGGCGCAGAGTGATGAAAAACACCCCAAAAGGCGGCGCCTACGCCCGTCAAGCAGCGATGCTTTGCCAAGATAAAGCGTTCCAGCTCTACCTAGATCGCCGCCGCCGGTACAAACACCAGCTAACAGAAAGCCAATTACCCGACGGCACCCACAATGCCGATGATGCCCGCGAATGGCTGTGTGCTGTCTGCAAAATCAACAGCCGCGCCGAGCTGGATAGCAACCCAGCCGCGAGCCAAACGTTTCGCATGATCCGCAACCGCTTCAACCGCTGGCGGGCAAGGAACAAGCCATGAGCCTACAAAACGTAATAAACTCCGATGAGCTGAAAGCCATCACGGGTTACCAGCGGCCCGCCGACGCGGCTCGCTGCCTGCGTGAGCAAGGGGTAACCGTGTTTAATGGTCGACGTGGCCCATGGACTACCATCGACTTAATCAACAAGGCGGGCGGCATTGAAACCGCCCCAGGAAAAGAGCTAAGCCCTAGCGACATACTATGAAGACACGCCCGCGAAAATACAGCCCCGACATACCCGCGCACATCAACCAGTCAAAGCTCCCCAACGGGGTGTATTACGACAAGCGCGGCCGTGGCCGGTGGTATGTTCAGTATCGCGATGAAGCGGGCAAACTGAAAAGCGAGAGAATCGCCGGGGCAGATGCGACTCTGTCAGAGTTGCATCGAATCATGGAGCAACGTAGCGGCATCGACCGACGCACACTGCGTTACTTGGCCAAGCAGTTCCATGAATCAGCACAACTCAAAGAGCTGGCCAGCAAAACACAGAAAGACTATGAATACTGCCGTTCTATCGTGCTGGAAATACCTACCAAGTTGGGTAAGCCGCTGGGAGATCTGCCCACCGCGCAATTCTCCCCGGCACTGGTTCAGCGATTAGTCGACAAGATCGCAGCCGAAGGCACACCCTCAAAAGCCAATCACCTATTGAGATACTTAGGTCGGCTTTTTCGTTGGGGAATTAACCGCGGTTACTGCGATAGCAATCCAGCCCAGGGCGTAGAATCCGCAAAAGAGCGCAAACAGCGACGCCTACCCGAACTAACCACGATTGCACGCTTAACCGAGTTTGCCCGCGAGCGCGGCCAAATGACCCGCAGCCAGAAAGGAGCTTGCGCGACTCACCTTTGGATAGTCATGGAGCTGGCCTATATCTGCCGTTTACGAGGTATTGAAGTGGTAACCCTCAGCGATGCCAACAGCACAGCCGATGGTGTGATGACAAACCGCAGAAAGGGCTCCCGGGATAATGTCGTTCGCTGGTACCCACGCCTAACGGCCGCCTGGAATGCCGCCGTTGAACGGCGCGCGGCGATATGGAAAGCAAGAGGAACACCAATACCCATGCACCCCGAAAGCCGCCCGTTGATAGTCGCAACGGATGGCGGTTTGCTTCGCAAGTCAGGCCTAGACACGGCTTGGCAGCGGCTAATGAAATTGGCCATTGAGGAAGGGATAATCACAAAAGAAGAGCGTTTCGGACTGCATGACCTAAAACGTCGCGGCATCACCGACACAAAAGGCAATCGCCATGAAAAACAGGAAGCCAGCGGCCACCGCTCGGCATCAATGATGGACACTTATGATTTAAGCGTTCCTATTGTACGGTGGCCCGGGAGTGATGAATGATTCGACTAACCGGTGATCTGGAAGCTAATCCCATGATTTAATTAAAATCAAGAGCCTTAGAAGACGTGATTCATCAGTTATACGTTACCTCAAGGTCTACATCCTCTATCGTAGGCACCTCCCAGTTCCATGTGACTCTAATAATTTCAGTTATTATTTCATTTTTAATATCTAGGGTCATTTCAACTCGTTCACCTTCCTCATCGTAAACAAAGAGGTAGGCTTCGTCGTTTTGACCGCCTGATTCCCAAGAGAAATACTTACCTTCACAGGTAAGTTGCTCTCCGCCCAGCTTAAGAGTCATGCTTCCTTCAAGACCTAACATCAT